TAATAACGAACTTTTTCAGGTTGCACCGTGAAAAATTATATAACATCTCTTTTAAATAGTATAAATATTTCTCACGATGAAAGTTGGATTATTAGCGTTATTGCGTTATTTTTATATAAATTTAATATAATAATAGTATAACAAACCCTATAAACAGGGCTTTATTAGGTCTTTTAAAAAATAACGCTAACTTTTATTTGGCGTTATTTTAGCGTTATTTTTGGCGTTTAGCGTTATTTTTATAAACTTATTTGATAAATTGTTAAACTTCTTATATTTTCTTTTAATATTAATATATAACATATTAAGATTTCATTTATTGAAGTCGTCAAAAACATTTAAACAGAAAAAGGAGAAATTATGTTTAAAAATGCGATAATAAATAAAGTTGCCCAAGAGGTTAGAATAAGTATGATAATGACATTTCACGCTTTTAAAATGCTTTCTGCAATAGCAGTTATTGATTATGTTTTTCAATTAGGCATATTCTTTAAATAGATTTATTTCTCCATTTTGGAGAAAGATTGATTTGACTTTTAACTTAAATTTTATTATTATTTGCTTATAAAAAAAAAGGAGATTAAAATGACTAAACAAGAAATTATTTATAATGTAGATAAGTTTTTAATGGGCAAAAAAATAACTTTTTTAGAAGAAGTTATAAAAGGTTATAGAAGTTATTCAGATTTTAAATTAATAGGAACATCTTTTAATTGTATTGAAGAAATAGAAGAAACAAAAGAAAATAAAGAATTAACTTATTTTATTTTTGATGTTTTCTTTGATGAAGATTATACTAAATATGTAAATATTCTTTTTATAAATATAAAAAACATAGATAATAAATGGGATTTATTAAATTTTAAAAATATTCCAGATGAATTTATTTTTAAATATGAGTCTATGATAGGAATTATAAAAACATTTGAAGATTATGAATTAATGCTTAAAAACTCTATTTAAGTTTTAATTTAGTTTCCTTTTGGAATTAATTTTTAATCTTCTCTCTACTTCTTGCTTAATATAATCTTCATTTAAGATTATATTTAAAACAAAAACTCCATTTTTAATTATAGGTTCTATTGTTATTTTATCTTTCATATTAAATTGCTCGCTAAAATCATTTTAAGGCGGTTATAACCGCTTTTAATATTAAATCAGATAGATTATACCCAAGGCTTTAAATAAAGTTTAAAGGCTTATAAGGGAATTACAAAAATATTATATATTATTTAAGTTTTAAGTTTTAATTCAAAATGTGGATAATCTTTAAATGATTTCCAATCTCCACCCCAGATAATATCAATTCCTAATCTTTTAGCACTTTGTTTTACTATAACTGCTAATTCTTTAAATCTTTGTATATTATTCCAGTCTATCGGATAAGGAGCTAAATCAACAGCTAAGGATGGAGAATAATTATGCATTGATTTCTTATTAACTCCATCTAAATTAGTCACTGTTGAACCCACTTTAACCCACTTTCCATCTCTTAAAACTCTTCCTTTTTTAAATAATTCTTGTTGTTCTGCTACTGTTCTCTGTCCATAAATAACTGTAAAGTCATAATACTTAATTGCTTCTTCACATACCTTTTTTAAATCGGGATGAACTGTCGCTAACTTTTCTTTACTTTTATTTCCTAATGTTGGCATTTCACTTTTCCTCTATATTTTGATTTTGTATTACTGTTTCTTGTGTTGAATTATTATCTATATATTTACTTCCCAATCTTTGAAGGCCTACACCCGCTAAAAACACACCCATTAATTCAGCAGATAAAGTTCCATTCATTGAAACATTTATTATTGCTCCTGTTGCTGTTCCGTTAGCGATATTACTCCAAATTTTAGTATGCGATAAGCTTCCATCTTTATCAGATATTAATTCAAATAATTTATTTTTAATTTTATTCATTAGTTTATTCCTCTTTTAAAAGAAATATTATAACTGATTAACAATCTCTTCTATATATTTAATTTCTTCTTCATTAATATTATACTTTTTATATAGATAAGCATCTGTTATTGTTTTTGAATAATCTTCAGCTGGAATATATTTAAAATTTATTGAACTTATTAAAATTCCCTTAAAACTTAAATATAATAAAAACTTAAATAACTTTGTTTTTGTATAACTTAAAAAGTTTTCTGCTTCTTCTTTATTATAAGTTGTATATAACAATAAAAATGTTTCTGATACTATTTCATTAGCTTCTAATAAAAAACATCTTGATTTTTTATCTGTTTTTGACATACAAATCTTATATTTTAAAACTTCATCTTCATTTTTTAAAACTTTATTAACATAATATTGCTTATTATTCTTACAATAAATTTTTATTAATCCTTTTTCTTCACCTTTAAAAAAACCTCTATATCCAAAGGGATTAGATGTATATATATTCATATAATCACCCTTTTGGATGATGTTATCTCTCTCTCTCTCTCTCTCTCTCTCTCTCTCTCTCTCTCTCTCTCTGGATTAAAATTAGATGTATATCCGAATGGATCTCTATTAAAAACTAACATTGTATAGTTTCCTCTATATATTTAATTTCTTCTTCTGTTAAATTAAATAACTTATATAATTTTTCATCATTCCATTCTTCTTTAAAACTTAATAAAGGAACAAATCTAAATGCATTAAAATTCATATCTTGTGTTTTCTTTTTTAAACTTAAAAAAAACTTAAAAAAATTAGTATTAATATAACTTATATAATTTAAACATTCTTCTTTACTTTCACTTAAATATAAAATATTAAAAGTTAAAGAACAAATATCATTTTTATCTATTAATTTAGGATTAAGTTTAAAATTATATTCTTCACTTGCTTTTGCTAAAACAACTTTATACTTATTGTTAAATCTTTCTTCTAATAAATCTTTATGAATATATCCTATTTTTCCAAATTTAAGATATAACTTAATACTATCTTCAAAAGGTTGATTTTTATAATATAAAAAGTTAGTTGGAAATTTAGAATGAAAAAATTCTGTATCTGTTAATGTTTTCATAATTATATCTCCGTGTTTAAAACTTTTTTTAATATATCAATACCTTTATTATCTCTTATAAAAACATCAAATTCATTTAAAATTCTTTTTCTTGAAGATTTAGTTTCACCTTTATAAAACTCTTCATATAAAGTTTCTCCTGTATATTCTTTATCTATAAGAAAATACAATACACCTCCCGCTATATCAACATTATTAAAAACTTCTTTACTACTTTTAAAGTCCTTTATATATTTAATGTGTGGATAATTTAAAAAGAAGTTTCTGAATTTATCTAATCCCTTTCCGCCTGTTAAAAATCTTGAAGGAACAATAAAACTAATATATCTACAATTCATTTCTATTGCTTGTAATATAAAATTCTGATAAATCGGTTTAGCAGATGCTCCAAATCCGCCGTCCATCATCTGATACGGTGGATTTCCTATAATAATATCAAATTCATAATTTTTAAAATAATTATCTTTTAAAGTATCTTGGCAAATAATATTTTTACTTAATTTATCTTTAAAAAATAATAAATCATCAAAAGATAAATTAAATTTTTCAGAACAAGAACTTAATATTAAAAACAATCTTTCAATAGTATCATTAACATTTATTTCACATATATCAGAACCGAATATAGAAGTTATAGCAATATATAAATCTTCTATATCTTTACAATTAGATAATTTTCTTTTTAATATAGCATCTAAAAAATTACCGTTTCCGCAAGTAGGTTCAAAATAAGTAGTTTTTATTTCATAACTTTCTTTTTTATTTAAATCTAACATTTCATTAACAATAAAATCAGGAGTATAAACTTCTCCAAGTCCTTTTATTCTTTCAGTTGTTTCTTTCATTTAATTTAAAATCTCCATTTTTTTTGTTTAATAATAGCAAAAATGGAGATTTTTTTCAAATAAATAAATATTTTATATCTTATTAAACAAGACTACAACCCTTTAAACCTGAATTCGGTAATCTAAAATCGAAGTTTGCGTTTTCCAGTTTATTAATAAGATATAAAATATTTATTTATGTTATTACTCGATATACACCCTATCGAGCGGTTCTAGTCAATCAAAGCTGAACTAGTCAATTAAGATGACATTATAACATTTTATTAAAGAAATTGAATAAAAAAATATTCAAAAAGATAAATTGAATATAAAAACTTTCATTTTTTCAATAAAAAAGATATTATTATAAAAAAAAGAGGATAAACAATGAAAAATCTAAGATTTGTTATTAGTTTAACAGATAAAGAATATAATTCTTATTATATTGCTGATTATAACGCTAAAACTAATTTAATACATAAAGCTTTATCATTTAAAGATGAAGAAACTGCTAAAAACTATATTTTTTTAAACATAAATAAAGAAAATTATATAAATTTTAAATTAATTCCTATTATTTAACATTTCTTATTTCCATTTTTAACATTAACTTTTAATTTTATGTTAATATTCTTCTGTTATAAAAAAATGCGGAGGTATAACACTATGAAAAACACAAAATTAACAAATGACATAATAAATGTCATAAATGCTTTCACTGAATTATCTAAAAATAATTTAAATGAATTAAATGAAAAAGAAGTATTATCTTTAAAAGAAGATTTACAATTTTTTGAAAATTGTCTTATAGGTATCTATCATGAATTAAATAAAAAAGAATTTAAAGAAGATTATAAAGTTCCAGAAAAAATAGAACTTAATTATTTTAAAAATTATGAAGGTGCTACAAAATGAAAACAAAATATGAAGTTAGATATATTAACAGTATGCTTGGCTATGGAGTTTATGCTTATAAAAGAAAAGATAAAAAAGTATGTATCGAGTCTTTATTTAAAGATGGAGATGAAGCTCTTCAATATATAAAAGATATTCAAATATCTAATTAACTAAATAGGATATTTTAATATCCTACAACCCAAATTCTTTTTCCAACTCTCTTAAAGTAAAAAATCTTCCATCATCATTAATAAAATCTGTTATTTTATATTTTCCACTTTTATATAATTCAAATCTTTTCGGTCCCATTAATTTTTCAGCAGTCAAAGGATTACGTTTTAAAAAACTGTCAAATGATGTATTAGTTTTAACTTGTTGTCCTCCTTCATCTCCTGTTGCCTGTCTTGAATAATTTAAAGTATCTTCACTAACTCTTATTAATAAACTTCTACAATTAAAATGTCGAGGCGGTTTATCTGGAATATCAGAGCGTTTATCATATTTATCAGCAGAATAAAATTCTTTATCTAATTTAATACAAATAGGAGTTGTTCTGCTATCTAATGTTGCCAATGAAATCCACCCTTTCATATCTTTATATTTCTTTTCTGTTTCGTTTCTAATATTTTCTCTTACTGTTTTTGCATAAGTTCTTACATTTGTTAAAACTTGTTTTTTAGTTAATTTAACTTGTAAATTGTATAATTGATTAGAAAATGATTTAGGATTTTTACCCTGTAAAAGATTATCACTTAAAATAGTTTTAACTCTTTTTAAAGTTTGTTTATTTGCTGTTTGAAATAATTCTGAAAAATCATAACCGAAAATATTATCGTTTTCAGGATTAAATAAACCGTCTAATAGTTTCTTATCAAAATTTGTATTTAACATTTTACTTTCAGATGCTATAAAAGTAGCAGATATAACTTCCAGTTCTTTAATACTTTCTTCTTCAACAGTTAAAAAAGCTTCTGTTTGAACTTCTTCAATATATTTTAAAAGTTCATTTAATTTTTTCTTTGAATAATTAGTTGTATCTTCTGAATATAATTTAAAAAGAACTTTTTCATTTAAAGATTTTAAAGTTTCTTCAAATTGTTCTATTGAAATGTATTTATATTTTTCAAAAAAAATCTCTTGTTTTATTTGTTCATCTATTTCTGTCATTTAAAATCTCCTCCTTTAAAAAATATTATATTAATCTTGCTTGTTCTTCTTCTATTTTTTGTTTTTCTAAATCATAATCAGAAATATTTAAAACTTCTCCTTTTATTAATTCATCCCAGAAAGTATCTAATGAAATAAGGCCTGCATTTTTCATTGATATTAATTTATCTATTGTTGTGCTATCTAATGCTAAACTTTCAAAATCTTTATTTAATGTTAATGTTATATCTAAAACAGTATCTAAAAAATTACCCATAATTAAAAATGCTGTATTAAAAGCATCTTCTAAACTTGTAGCTAACTCTATTAAGAAAAGATTATTATTGCTATCTGCTATCTTTGCTTCTGTTGCTGTATTAAAACTTAAATTAGTTAAAAAACTTAATGACATCTTATCTAATTTATCTTCTGTGTCTGATAAATTTTCTTTAATTTTATCAATAGAAGAACCTGTTATTTCTTTCCATTCAAATCCTTCTGATGTTTTATCTGAAAAACTTAAAGCTTTATTAATACCGATAGAAATTCCTTCTTTCTTTAATGTTTTCTTATCAAATTCATTTTGTGTATAAAGAACAGGAACAGGTAAAGCTGATAATTCAATTATATTATCATAAGAGCTTTGTGTATTAAAGTGTTTAATATTCATATACGCTAAATCTAAAAAAGGTATATCTGCTTCTAAAAATCCTGTTTTTGAAGAATAAACTGGAATAATCGGTATATAGTTTAGAGTATTAGTCCAGCTATCAATTATTTCAAATTCATTCTTTGTTTTTGCTTTCTTTTTAAGAATATAACCTTTTCCAATTTGCATAACAACATAAATATTATCTTCTTTTGTTGTAAAATCATCAACTTCAACTAATATAGATTGTTTAATTGTTATTTGTGTTAATTTTGCTATTCCGCTTTCATAACTTATTTTTTTATTAATAACATCTGAACGTTTAATATTCTTTAAAAACGGCTGAAAAGAATTCTTATTTAAAACTGATACCGCTTCTTCTACTTTTTGATTATCTACCCAGATATACGATATTCCATCTATTAAAGAATTTTTAGATACTTCTTTAATAAATGAATTTAAACTTGACCCTTTTCCATCAATATTCTTAATGAAGTTTTCATTTTTAACTTTATAATCTATTTTTGGCTCTTTTCTTAATATTAAAGAAGCTAAATTATTAATACTTTTCTGAAAATGATTATATAAAGTAGAATATTTTAATCTGTTTAAATAAATAAAATCTTCTTCTAAATAGAATTGTTTTAAATAAGTTCTACCTTTCTTTTTTACTTCTCTTGTTCCTTTGTATAAATCATTTACAAATTCTAAATAGTTTTGATTATCTTTGTAATCATCATCTAAAAAATCTACATTTTTGAAATTCATTTTTTTACCTCTTGATAAATTTTTGTTATTATAACATTTTAACGCTTTTAAAAGAAAACTTATTATTCAATAAATAATTGTCTTCTGACTGGATATAATTTATTCACTAAATAACCCAATGCATCTATAATATGATCGTGTCCTGATTTCTTGTCTGGCTGTCCTGTTTTTTCATCATAAGTCTGTTGTTCTAAATTTTCTGTTAAAGTTTTACATTTATTAGTGTTAATAAATAATCTTCTTATTCCTTTACCGTTTCTAAATAAAGAATTAACAGATAAAACCCTATCTTTTATAAGTGGATTAGATTTATCGCTTAAAACATTGAAACCTGCACTTTTTAATAATTGAATATCAGAAGAAGAAGCATTAACACTCTTTCTTTGATGTCCTGCTGCGTCTGTGCATAAATATAATTCAAAACCGTTATAATTCTCTTTTAAGATCTCGATCATTGATGGAGTATCAAATATCTCTTTTAATTCTTCTACTATATATAACTCGTTGTCTTCTTCATTATGTATTGCTACAACTGCTGCCATGTGTTCAACGTTGAAGTCCATTCCTACATAAAGTTTTCTTTCTTGATCTTTATCTTTAAAAAACTTTTCTATTGTTAAAGAAGTATTACATTCATTTCTTTTAAAATTAACATAAACATTTGAAGCATTAAGATTAACAAATTCTCCCTCTAAATAAGCTAGAATTAAATTCTCTGGATATTGTTCTAATAAATCATCTACATAAGTGGAAGGCAAAAATACATTGTTTTTAGTTTTACCTTTAATTATTTTAAATTTATCTTTATCTTTTGCTTTTGCCCATTTTTCATAAACAAATTTAAACCCTTCTGGCGTTGTTGTTATAAATCCTGTATTTAATGCATTGAAAGGTTTTAATAAACGATTTCTTGCTGTAATCTTTTCAAATACCGATTTTGCCTTATCTTTTTTTAAAGTATCTAATTCATCAATCCAGAAATCGGCGTGTTCATAACCGATTATTTTGTCATCGTTATCTAAACTTCTAAAAATTATTTTAGCATTAAACTTTGGAATTATCAAAATCTTATCAGTTTTATTTAAGCTGTAATCAATTTTTAAATTAGTTAATATAGTTTCAAATCTTGGAAATAAAATAACTTTAATTAAATCGTATGTCGGTTCATATATTCCAAAAACATATTCACCCATATTATTTTCTCTGAAAAGGTTTCCAAAAGTTTTAATATAGTGTAGTGTTCTATATATTCCGCTTTCTGTTTTTCCTGCTCCATAACCTGCAACTAATGCAGGATATTGTGCTGTGCAATGTAAAAGCTCTAATTGATGTTCTAATAATTTTATTTTTGCTTTTACTTTCATAATTCCTCGTTGTTATTGTTTAAATGTTTGTATATTTATAAGTTTTTCAACTTCTCAATATACAAAATAAAATGTAGTGTTTTTTATTTTGTTTTACTAATCTATTTTACTTCTTCAAATTCAAAATCAACAACTTCTATTTTATTATCTGTTTCTATTCTTTCTATATATCCTCTGCTTTTACCTATTGTTTTTAAATAAAACATAATAGCTAATTGATTTCCTTTTAATATATTTTTTTGTAATTGACTTTCAACTACGTCTATTTGTGATTCTTTTACTTCTCTTACCGCTTCTGCGAAGTATTGATTATTATCTACCCAGTTATAAAATGTTTGTCTTGATTTACCGCCTGCACTTCTTAAAGCGTGTGCTATATTTGCTAAATTACTTTCATAAAAAGCTAAAAATATTATTTGTTCTAATTTAATTTTTTCTTGTTCGTATAAATAATAAAAAGAACATTCTTCTATTAGTTTTTTTACTTTATCAGAAGGTTCTAATTTTGTTTTTTCTTTTTTTATTACTTCTTTTTTAATAACTTGTGATTTAGCTTTCTTTTCCATTGAATACCTCATTTAATAATCTTTCAGTATAATACAACACTTTTACTAATTCTTTTTCAAGTTTTACCTTTTTTAATCTATCAAGTTTATCAATTATTTCTATATTCTCATAACAATATAATAAAGATGTATGACATCCTCTTATGTCAAATTTAGTTATATTTCTAAACTCTTCTATTTCTGTTTTAAAACTATCAAGAACTTTAATAAAGAAAAGTCTATATTTTTCAATATTCTTTTTAGTTTCTAAATCTTGTTGTATTTTTGCTTTTGCTACATTTTTATTAAATTTTTGATGTAGTGTATAAACGTGAAGAGATAAACTATCTATATCATATTCATAAACTTCTAAACATTCATCAAATAAATCGTCTATTGATATTTTATCTGACATCGTTATTTTACCTCTTTATTTGTTGAATTGTTATCTTTATTAAAAGCATCTATAATAGTTTTTAATATTAATCTATCTGTTTCATATTCCTTATTTCTTAAATACAAATTAAAAACATAATTTTTAATATTAAACTCATCTTCTACTTTCAATGGATAATTTATTGATGGAACTTCTATATTATTCTTTTTAGTTAATAACTCATCATTAACTATTAACTTTTGCTTTACATAAACTGTTTTAGTTTCTATTACAGGCTTTGTAGAAGCACAACCTGTAAAAAGGATAAGAAGTATCAAGTAAGAAAATAAAAGCGTTTGAAGTGCTTTAAATTGATTTATAAAGGTTATTCTTTTATTACTTGTTTTCATTATCTACATCTCCTTTTAAAACTTCAAAAAAATCTTTTAAATTAGTAGTTTTTTCTACTTTTTTAGTTAATTCAATTGCTTTCTCTTTTTCAATAATTTTATATTGATATACTATTTTTTGATTATTCTTTGCTTGAATTAATTCTTGCTCATAATAATTTGTCATTCCAGAAAGTGCTGATTTGAATTCTCTTTCTTGATTAGTTAAGTTTTGTTCCATTAATATAATCTTCTTTTCATTTTCTTTAATAGTTTCTGCTTTATTTTTGTTTGAATAATAAAGATAACTAAAAGAGCTTATAATAACTCCTACAATAGATAAAATTATTATTAACTTATAAACATTAAAAGCAGGAAATGTAAAAGGGAAAATACTTTTAAATAATTTTTTCATTTTATACCTCTTTGTTATTGTTTGTTATTTTATTTATTTTTCTATTAAAAGTCAATTTTATTTAACAAATAACGCTAAATTAATAAAAAAATAACGCTAACTACTATAAAAATAACGCTACTTCAATTTGGCGTTATTGGCTTAAACGCCTATATTACGGGCTTTTAACATAAAAATAACGCTAATAACGCTAATAACGAACTTTTTCAGGTTGCACCGTGAAAAATTATATAACATCTCTTTTAAATAGTATAAATATTTCTCACGATGAAAGTTGGATTATTAGCGTTATTGCGTTATTTTTATATAA